TACCGGGCGTTTGGTAGCGGTCTTTTTTTTATTTCATTTAGACTCGGGGAAAGATAAGATCCTTATAGAATTATCTTGTCCGTCCCCTTTCTTCGGGGACACTGGGTAATAATGTGATGCTCCTTGATTCCTAAAACATAACCAATCACTTGATTTAGCTCACCAGGCGAAAAATCTTTCATGTTGCATTCGATAAGCTTGATTGTTCTGGATAACAAAGTATCACGCTCCTAAAATGCATTTTTATTTTTTGATGTTTCTGCAGTTAGCAGTCCATCAATAAAGCCAATAACAATATATCTATCATTATCTTCAATTTTGCGGAACTTATCTATAAGAATTTTTTCCTGATCAGATAATACATAGTTATCTTCCTGATCGATATAAATAGGAGTGGGGCGTTCCATTTCTACATCGAATCCCATAAGCCAGCCTTCGTTTACATTTAATGCAACGGCTATCTTGTAGAGATTATTCTGTTTTGCCTTAAATTTGCCTTTTAAATATTGGCTAATAAGAGGTTGGCTTAATCCAGTTTTTTCGGACAGTTCAACTGGCTTTATGCCTGTGACATCTAACGCTTCTTGTAGCCTAGTGGCAAAATCAGTTTTTTTCATTGCAATCATCCTTCCTTCAACTATAATAACACTGATATTAAGAAAAGTAAAGGATAAAATAAGAAAACTAAAATTTAGCATTGACTTAAGAAAGCTTAAGTAGTATAATCGTCTTAGAAACAGAAAAGAAAGGAGGAACGTTATGAATCCGGAATTTGATTATTCAAAACTTAATGAAAAAATAATTAGAACATTTCTTACAAGAACTGCATTTTGTGAAGCTTTTGGGGTATCAACATCGAATCTTTCGTTGAAAATGAATAACAAACATTACTTTACTCAACCACAAATCGCTAAGGCTTGTTCATTATTGAAAATTCCACAATCTCAAGTTGGTAAATATTTTTTTACCACAAAAATTAAGAAATCTTAACAAAAAGGAGCGCTGTTAAATGATTGTAGAATGTCCACACGTTGGAATAAGAGATCTGTCTGAAGCGTGGGGAGTTAGTGCTAGGACAGTAAAAGAATGGCTTGCTAGTGCAGGTATTAAAACAGTAGTACGTGGTCGGTATCGTATATCAGATGTTACGAGATATGCCGATCAGTACGGTAAGCCGAAACTTTCTAATCGAGAGCGATTAGAGGTAATGCAGCTACAAAAAGCCTTAGATAACGCTAACGCTGAAATAGCAGAACTGCAAGAATGTCTGTTGAAAGTGTCAGGAGTAACAGCTGACGCTGTTCAAAAGATAGTTAGGCAGATGAAAAAAGAAACTGAAATAGTAGAAATGAGGCAGAGCAGATGAAAGCATTAATCAAAGTAGCAGGAACAGCAGTAGTGATGAAAGAGAGTATTAAGCAACAGCCTTGTGTATGGTCTTTAACTGCTTTGGCTATAGCAACAGTAGTTAAGCTGATATATGACATAGGTTACGCTATGGGGCAGGTGGCAGGCTTATGATTAGAGATTTTACCGTAGCAACTACTGCAATATTTGTCGGAACATACATTGCTATTATGGCTGCTGTAGTGACTGTAGGGGCGTTGAGATGAGTGAAGAGAGGAGAAAAAATATGAGCGGAAATATACAGCAAGAATCTAAAACATTAGAAGAAGCGGCAAGACCATTAGTAGAATACATCAGAAAATACCATACGCCCATGACTACTGCAATAGTCACAGGCGTAGGTGTTGAGATTTTGAGTACCGATATTCAAGTTTCATTTGATGATGACTGGGATTAGCGAATACGAGTTTCACCGTGTCCTTTTAAAACATTGTGTACAAACTGCCCTTTAGATGGGGAAGCGAGAAACTTGTTGAACAAATCTTCGGTACAGTTTGGATAGCGATAGGCATAACCGTTGTGGAAATGAACCTCAATTACGCCGTTCTCATAACCAATATATTCAACGTTTGATGAATCTACAGCAATCATTTTCATAATATCACCTCCATTCTGCCCAATATTCTCAAGGTGAATAAAGAACTATATATAGTATAAATATATGTTCTATAGCACATATATAGTGTATCAAAATTAACTTTTATTAGCAAATTTTAATTGGGGTGATAGTGTGAACAATGTGAAAAAAGTAAGAATATCAAAAGGATTGTCCAGGTATAAGGTCTCTAAAGATAGTGGTATATGGTACAAGTCCTTGTGTGAAATTGAAGATAACAAGACGGATGTTAAATTATCCACACTTAGGAAAATTGCAGCAGCAATGAACTGTGAAGTATCTGATTTAGTTTAGGAGGAGCGATTATGATAAAGCAAAAGAAAAAGAGCTACCGAAGTTGCAGCTTCGATAGCTCGGGGTGGACATGTAAATTTTACGAAGTTTAGCGTCCACCTTCATTTTAGCAAAAGAATTGGAGGATTGCAAGTATGGATAAATTTGATGATTTAGTATATTCGCTTCGGTATGAAGCAGAGGCTATTCTAGAGAATCTGAAGGAAATGGATGATCTGGATGGTGATGAAGCTAAAGTCAGTACATTGCTGAAATGGATCAAAAGTAGTGCAAATAGTATTGAAAATAAAATTGAAGATTATCAACCTAACCAGGGAATAACAACAGCTGAATTACGTAGCAAGATGATACTAAGCTATCCGGGGAGGGCATTATGATGGACGATAGATATACAGCTGTATCTAATCCGCCAAAAGATGCTTTAAAAGAAATAGAATTTGGTGCATTGCGTGGTAAAAGTGATATTAATCCGCAATGGAAAATAGAAGCAATGACGGAAAAATATGGGATGTGTGGAATTGGTTGGAAATTTGAAATTGTTGATATACGTACTACTTGTATGCAGGATGACGGAAGAATATTGCTTTTTATGCAGGTGAATTTGTTCATAAAAGACGGTGAAAATTGGAGTGCTCCTATCCCTGGTTATGGTGGCGATATGATTGTAAAGAAAAATAAGAATGGGATTGAACCTAATGATGAAGCTTATAAGATGTGTTTAACAGATGCACTCGGGAATGCTTTGAAGTACGTTGGTGTTGCGGCTTCTGTATATCGCGGTTTTTATGAAACAAAACATGAAAAACGGCAAGCTGATAAACGTGAAGAAAAGAAACGTCAAGAAGAAAGCCCAATTCAAATTACGTCTACCAGTGCATCTGGTTATGTAAGATTTATAAATGGTATTCAGTGTCAAGTTAAAAGTACTCGAAATAACGAATGGTATGACGTAGAATATTTAACTCTGAAAAATTTAGAAGAAATTCTTGAAGATGAAAAATATTCTGATGCTTATGATGCTATTAGATCAATGATCAATGCTAAGGCAGCTGGGATGATGGGATGAAATGAAGTTCACGGTTAAAGGGGTACAGATATTAAAAGGGATGGGATACATAAATTTAGTAGTACCTGTCCCTTTATCAGAGGAAGAAGAAATCAATAAAATCGATCCTGAAAAGCAGTATGTTGTAGAGGTCAAGCAATGGTGCAAAGGGCGTTCTAATGACGCTAATAAATACGCTTGGGTATTATGCCAAAGGATAGCAGAAAAGCTGTCAGAAGAGAGCTTTCACAGCAAGGAAGATGTTTACAGGAAGGCAATCAGGGAATGTGGTTACGGCAAAATATGGCCAGTGCCAACTGACGCTGTAAACAGAACTATTGAAATTTGGCAAAGCAATGGTGTTGGCTGGATAGCTGAATTGCTTGGTGAATGTCAGAACATTAAAGGCTATAGCAATGTAAGGGTATATTACGGTAGCAGTGCTTATGACACGAAAGAGATGAGCCGTTTTATAGATTGTTTGGTATCTATGGCAAAAGATATTGGTGTAGAAACAAGGCCGCAGGAAGAATTAGATGAGCTGATCAAGGAGTGGGGCAATAAAGATGATTCCAAAAGTAAAGCGGATACGGCTTAAAGGTGTCGCGCTTAAAAAACTTTGTGAAGCAGTATACGACCGTGATAGTGGGTTGTGTGTAAATTGTAGCCGCTTTGTGGAACCTGGTGTAAAACCTCACCACGAGCCGCTAAAGTCACAAGGTGGACAGGATAGGCTTGAAGATATGGCAATGCTTTGTAATGACTGTCATTACCTGCGCCACAATGCCGCCGAGGGTGTTGTAATTGGGCAAAAGGTAAAAGCGTATTTATCTACAAAATATGACCATCAGGAGTAAAGTGCTATGAATACTGGGTTTATTGCTTTACATCGAAAATTGTTAGATAGTCCGATTTGGCAGGTTACGACAGTTGAGCAAAAAGTAATTTTAATCACTCTGCTTTTAATGGCAAATCACAGTGAAAAAAAGTGGTATTGGCAGGGAGAAGAATTTATTTGCCAACCGGGACAATTTATAACAAGCTTGCCTAATATCGTAAAAGCTTGCGGAAATGGACTAACAGTCCAAAATGTAAGGACTGCGTTAAAAAAGTTTGAAAATATGAATTTTTTAACAGACCAATCAACAAAGACTGGAAGGCTGATAACTATAGTAAACTGGCAGGTTTATCAAGGAAAAAGGGAAGTCGATAACAGACAACCTAACAGTCAGCTAACAGACGGTCAACAGACACCTAACAGACAACCTAACAGTCAGCTAACATCTAACAATAATGATAATAATATAACAATGATAAACAATGATAATAATAATAATAACGCGCACGCACGCGAGCAAACCCAAAATGGATTAGAGGTTAACGAAAAAGAAAAAGGCTTTGAGCGATTTTGGGGATTATATCCGTCGAAAAGGAAAAAGCCTGTTGCAAGAATAGCATGGATGAATATGCGTGTACACTCTGAAGAACAGTATGCATTGATTAATGCTGCTGTTGAGCGATACAAAAAAACTAATCAGTGGCAGGAGGAGAACGGAAGGTACATACCTGATCCTGATACTTTTTTGCAGGATGAACGCTGGACGGATGAAATCAAATTGTCTGAAGCAGTGCGAGCTGCTGACAGGGAAGCACAGGAGAAAGACGAATGGATTGCAAAAAATAAGGAGCGCTGGGCAGCGATACCTCCAGAGAAAAGAAAATACAGACTGGCTTGTTTTATGGGGCTGGACTGGGAGGAAGTGAGGGATATGCCATATGTTGGAACTTAGAGAGATAACGGCAGCTTATGAAGTGTGGCAGGCGGCGGGATTAAAGCCAAACTGGGGAAGCGAAGATGCAAAAAAAACTATCGAAAGGCAAACCCTGGAGCGTTATAAATACACAGACATTGAGATGTGGGGCGATACTGTTGATTATATCGCTGATAATAATAAATATTGGCCAACATGGGCAGATATTAATAATACTTTATCAATCCTATGACAAAATAAAATTGGCGCAGAGAAGAAGGCTATTGAGCGTAATTCTAAAGCGGCAAATGAGTTTGTTAAAAAGTTGTTTGCTGATCTTGCTGCCGGTAAAACATTTGGTGAACTACGGCAGCCAATAAGCGAGAAAGTTAGAGCTGCAGCAAAGAGGATTTTCCCTGATGCTGACGATAGCTTTATAAAGCGTAATTACAACGATATCAGCTTTATCGCAGACGTCGAACGAAAATGCGCTGAATGTATTAACACTGTTGATTGCCCATACAGCGGACATCAACCGTTTTTGAGAGTAGACAAAGAAAGCGGATTTACTTATGTGGTTGCTGATCGTGAGCGGTGTTATAAATATCATCCGTTAGTGCCTGATGTAGTACCAAAACGGTCAGCATGTCGTCAAGGTGATTTAGCTAAAGTTTAAAGGAGCGGTAACTATGAAAAAGTATGAGTTAACAGCAGAGTTTATAGAAAAATGGGGCAAGAAATTATTTAGGATTAAGGCTTTAATTAGCTTTGGAAATGTTGAAGCTGGTGAACTTGGAGGATATGTAGAAAAAGAGGACAACTTAGCGCAAGACGACAACGCTTGGGTGCACGGCAACGCTAGGGTGTTCGGCAACGCTAGGGTGTGCGACGACGCTGAGGTGTGCGGCAACGCTAGGGTGTTCGGCAACGCTAGGGTGTTCGGCAACGCTAGGGTGTGCGACGACGCTGAGGTGCTCGGCAACGCTAGGGTGTTCGGCAACGCTAGGGTGTGCGACGACGCTAGGGTGTGCGACGACGCTGAGGTGTGCGACGACGCTGAGGTGTTCGGCAACGCTAGGGTGTACGGCGACGCTAGGGTGTGCGGCAACGCTAGGGTGTACGGCAACGCTAGGGTGTACGGCGACGCTGACTATTTATTGATCGGTCGCATTGGTAGTAGATTTAGTTTTACGACATTTTTCAAAAATAAAGACAAAGGTATAACAGTGTCTTGTGGTTGTTTCTTAGGGACTATTGCCGAATTTAGAGCTAAGGTTTCCGATACACATGGAAATAATAAGCATGCAAAAATATATAACCTTGCTGCAGATATGGCAGAACTACAGATTTTAGGGGAAGAACATTTTGAGAATCTGAACACTAATAAGTCAGAACCGTTTTGAGGTGAGATCATGAATTGCGATATATGCCATAAGGATACAACGGCGGGTAGTCATGTAACCAGAGGTCGATATTTTGAGGTGCATATTTGCCCGAGCTGCTTGATGTGGTCAGATGATCCACGGGCCGTGAAGGCACGGGAGATATTTAATAACTTTAAAAGATTGCAGGATAAGGAATGCGTTAGCATAAGTAGCGAGGATCAACATGAAACTAATGAGCTTATTTGATGGCAGTGGAGGATTTCCTTTAGCAGCAAGCTTGTGCGGAATAGAGCCTGTTTATGCGGCAGAGGTTGAGCCATATTCGATAGCCGTTACTAATAATCGTTTTCCAAAAATGAAACATTTGGGAGACGTTAGCAAAGTTAAGGGTGGAGAGATAGAGCCGGTAGATATAATCACATTCGGCAGTCCTTGCCAAGATATGTCGATAGCCGGAAAGCGTGCAGGATTAAAACACGCCGATATAGGTGACGAAGAAACCACTCGTAGCGGATTGTTTTTAGAAGCGATCCGAATTATCAAAGAAATGAGGGAAGCTACTAATGGAGGATATCCAAGGTACGCTGTTTGGGAGAATGTGCCCGGAGCATTCAGCAGCAACAAAGGAGAAGACTTTAGAACCGTGCTTGACGAATTCATCAAAATCGTTGAAAAGGACGCCGTTATGCCTGACGTTCCGAAAGCAGGCTGGCCTTACGCAGACTGTTACAGCGGCAACGGATGGAGCCTTGCGTACAGAGTTTTTGATGCACAATACTGGGGAGTACCCCAGCGTCGCCGTCGAATCTACCTTGTCGCAGATTTTAGAGGACAACGTGCCGGAGAAATACTACTTAAGCCAGAAGGCTTGCGAAGGATTTCTGCGCAGAGCGGAACGCAGGGGCAAGAAACTGCCAGATGTGCTAAAAACAGCGTTGGAACAGCAATCGGCGGAGTAGATAGGTATAATCAATCGTTTTTGCCGGGACTTGCACAAACTTTGCGGGCTTCTGGCGGCGGAGATTGTACACCGACAGTGTTAGCACCAGTCGGCAAAGAAAAAACCGTGGCGGTGCCTGTGCATTATATAGTACGCCGTTTAACACCTACAGAATGTGCAAGACTTCAAGGCTTTCCTGATTTGTGGGGATATCTGGACAAAAAAGAAAGTTTCACTGATGAAGAATATAAATTTTGGCTTGAAGTACGTAATACCTATACAAGAATCAATAACAAAGCCGTTAAAGACTACACAAAAGCACAAATGCTCTCATGGTATAACAAACTGCACAGCGACAGTGCAGAGTACAAGATGTGGGGCAATGGAATAGCTCTACCTAATGCACTATATGTTATGCAAGGTATAGCAGCAGAAGCCGAGATACCGATAAATTTATTTTAGTTAAAACGGCCGCGCATACTAACTATATACAAGCATAAAGGGAAGTATACCCCTGCGGAGGTGATTAGCCCGTAGGGGGCGGCCTTTTAAATATAAGGAGTTGGAAACTATGAAACCAATAAATATAAAAATTATGATGGCGTTAATCGAAAAAGAACCAGGCGATCAGTATGTACCAGTATTGAAACCAGTGCTTATGCAGATACTGACGGAACTTAGACATCTGCATCGGAAGAATAGTCAGCTCGGCGGGAAAGTGGCTCGGTATCGGAGAGAGAAGAAAGAGCTTGAAGATGCCTTGGCGATGTACCAATGACGACGTGGAATGAACTGCCGGCACACCTTGTAAGTAAAATTCGTTCTGACAGCGTAACGGCGCCTGCGAATTTACCCGGGGCTGTACCTGTGCTGAAATATGGCAATGCAATAACTGAGGTTGACGGGATTCGCTTTGATAGCAGGAAAGAAGCAAAATATTATGAGAACCTACTTTGGCAGCAGCGTACCGGTGCAGTAAAAAGCATTGAATTACAGCCTGAATTTGTTTTACAGCCTGCTTATGAGGTCGCAGGTAAAAAGATAAGGCCGATTATTTACAAGGCTGATTTCAAAGTTACGGAAGCCAGCGGCCACGTTTATTATGTTGACACCAAGGGCATGAGGACGCAGGTGTATATGATCAAAAAGAAGATGCTGCTATATAAGTACCCGGATATTGATTTTAGAGAAGTTTAAGGAAGTGGAGCAGATGAAAAAGCCTGAAATCAAGTACGTAGGCTGGTGCCATGAGTGCAAATACTTGGGTAGTTTTCACTGTGGTATTTGTCAAAGGGAAAATTTAAGCGTAAAAAATTTTGCTCGTCTATGCCTTGGCTTAGATATCATATCTCCTTTTGGTAGACCTTCTGAATTTATGCCTAAGGACCAAAACCGTTGGGTAAGAATGTAGGAGTAAAAAATGAAATACTTAGACTATTGTTATTTATGCATTAATAATAGAAAGGCCAGTGAGTTGAGCGAAAACCCAGAATGTAGTAACTGTATTCAGCTTACTGTTATATCTATGCCAACTAAGTTTAAATCGCGTAGGATTACTTGGGCTGACAGAACGGAGCTAGAAATACATGAAAACAATTAAATTGGCTAACGTAGTAGTACAGATACACGTTAGAGATGAATATTCAGGGCAGAGAGTACTATATTGTCCGTGGGTTAATTGCAAGCATTATAGTAATGGTGAATGCACTTATAAAGATAGTTATGGCTGTAATTGCTGTCGCTTTGTATTAATGAATGGACAAACTTATTGCCAAGGCTATGAGAGGGATGAAGATCATGATAGCAATTAAAGGAATGGATATGCCTGCAAACTGCGGTGAATGCCCATTGACATATCCAGTTGGCTTTTATAGGAATCTACCATTTTCTGTTGATAAGAGCAAAGGCTGCTGTATTCTTGTCTGTGAAATTGAAGATCCAAACATTAGGCTGCCGGATTGCCCGTTAATTGAGATAAAGGACGGTGAAGAAAATGACTAACGACAAGGCGTATTGTATTCGCAGTAATGCGTTTTATGACAAACGCTGTACTAACACCGACTGCGACCGGCACGAAGCTAATGCACCACTTATAGATGATGATGGTAGCAGCCGGCAGTGGGCTAGATTTGATGAATGTAAGGAGTACAGACATGAATTATCCTGATTTAATAAAATGGATATTTGAATTTACATACGAACATTGGATATTAACGTTTTTGTTTATATTAGTTTTAAGAAGGTTTAGTATTTTTACAATAAATCTATCAGATAAGAAGGGCGATACAAATGTTATTAACAATAGAAAGCAAGTTTAATATAGGTGATAATGTACATGTGCCTAAGGGAGAACGTAAAGTACTTGGTGTTAAATTAGATTCTAAAGGTATCTTATATTTGCTTGAAAGTGCAGACGGTACGAGAGAATGGGTGCGAGAATATTGGATTGTTGTGGGCGAACAAGAACATAAACACGAAGAGTTTGAGGAGGCTATTTTGAACCAACTTGTAGAAGACAACATAAATCCTTTTGGAGCATTATTTAGGCGATTTAGAAAGAAAAGCTAGAAGGAGACTGATATGCTAATAGAACAGTATATTAAGCATGTAGAGCGATACTTTTGGGATCGTAAGCAAATACAAAAAGTTGTTGATGAAGAAAAAGAGCAGCGTACTGCAAGGAAAGGGCATACGGGCGGTGGGGGGCATGCTTTTATCAGTAATCCAACAGAAACAGCAGCATTAAAAAACATTGAGCCAGTACGTATGATATCGTTTGGATATGGACCATATCAGTCGATAATAATGAACCCGGAGCTATGGCTTGAAGTTGTCGCAGAAACCTATAAGATACATGAGAATCAGCTTACTGGTAAAGTTATGTATCAAAAATATGAAAAAAGGAAGCCGATGAAAACAATTGCAGAATTAAACGGTGTGAATAGAGATACTTGTTATGAATTTCGCAAAGAGTTCCTTAGGGATGCTGTTGGTTTGGCGTTGAAAAAAGGTTTGATAAAATAAAAAAAGTTTCCGACATATTACCTGTTTTGATGAGTTAAAATAGTATTGTAAGTAAGTGGGCTTACAATAAAGCCATACGCAGTAATCCGCTCACTATCCGAGCAAGTTATAAACCGTATGTGCATATATTTGGCTATGGTGTTCGCCGTATGATGGCATATGATAGCTGCAATTTATCATATGAATGATGCGGATAACTACCCATAGCTCCTACCGTGCGGCTTGCAGCGGTCGCACTGGTAGGTTCAAAACAACGGCATGAGAGACGGTAACTGTACGCAGCCCGTGAAGAAGCCCATAGAACGCAGAGCACCATATCTGTAGACTTGGGGTAGCCTTACCGTTGGGGTGATACAGCGGCATATTTAATCTACATAAATAATTTAGTCTTAAAAAGCCGTTGAAACACGGTAATATATATCAGAATTTAGCATATAACTTAATATAAACTGTTGGCAATGTGAATAATTTGCACATTGCTTTTTTATTTGCAAGGTGGTGATGGAATGAAGATGAACCTAACCAGCAAGATCAGGAAGATAATAAAAGCCTTAGAAATGAGAGGCTTTATATACCTATATTCAAGGGAGCAAGTATATAGCCAGAAGCTATCTAAGGTATGTACTATGTACAGAATAGATTACCTCATGCCATGGGGAGAATACAAAAAGAAATTCCCGGATAAGGCAGAGCGAAAAAAGAATAAGGGTGTAAGCGTTAGGGTAGAAATGGCTCGGTCATTTAGAGAAATAGCTATTCTGTATTATTTGGTGAATGTATTAAAGGCAGGTGATAGTAGTGGATGAGATCAGCCAAGCACAGAAGAATTTTGTTGATTACTTTATAGAGAGTGGGAATCAAACAGAAGCCTATAAAAAGGCTTATCCAAAGTGTAAGAATGATAATTCAGCGGCGGCTAGTGCTAGTAAATTGCTAAGAAATAACAAGGTAAAGCAATATTTAGATGCACGAATGGCAGCAGTTGATAGTGATAAGATTGCGACAGCTGAAGATGTTCTTGAATATTTAACAAGTGTAATGCGTGGAGAAGAAAAGGACCAGTTTGGATTAGATGCTAGCTTGAGTGACAGGACTAAGGCAGCAGAATTATTGGGTAAGCGCTATATGCTGTTTAAAGAACAACTAGATGTAAATCTTGAAGGCGATATTGCTGGTTTAATTGCTAGCCGTCGCAAGAAGGGGGATAGCGATGTCTAGAGTTGCTTTATCAGAAAAGGATATAAAGGCATTAACAGACTTTCTTGGAAGTGTCAGTAAAGATCCTTTGGAATTCGTACGGCTTGCATTTCCATGGGGAGAACCAAATACTCAACTTGAAGATAAAGAAGGACCAGATATATGGCAGATAGAACTGCTGAACGATATCAAAGAAGGATTAAAAACGCCAGATCAGGTTATCCGTGAAGCCGTTGCATCTGGGCATGGTATTGGAAAGTCTGCTATGGTGGCATGGATTATTCTGTGGGCTATATCGACACATGAAGATACAAAGGGTGTTGTTACAGCTAATACAGATACACAACTCAAAACAAAAACTTGGGCAGAGTTAGCTAAATGGTATTACTTGTTTATAGCAAAAGATTTGTTCACTTATTCTGCAACAAGCATTTATTCTAACCAAGAAGGTCATGAGAAGACATGGCGTATAGATGCAATACCATGGAATGATAGTAACCCTGCAGCGTTTGCGGGTTTACATAACCAAGGCAAGCGAACTCTGGTTATATTCGATGAAGCTTCTGAGATATCAGATATCATTTGGGAAGTAGCTGAAGGTGCAATGACAGATGCTGATACCGAAATCATTTGGTGTGTGTTCGGAAATCCTACTCAGAGTAGTGGCCGCTTTCATGCTTGCTTTCATAAAAATAGAAGTTTATGGAACCGCAAACAAATTGATAGCCGAACTGTTAAGATAAGTAACAAGGCTGAACTTGAGGGTTGGCGGGTGCAATATGGCGAGGATAGTGACTTCTTTAAAGTTCGCGTCAAGGGCGAATTTCCTTCGGCGAGTGAGAAGCAATTTATTAGTACCGCCTTAGTTGATGAAGCAAGACGTAGGACATTGCATGAAAAGCAATTTAGATTTGCTCCTGTGATTATAGCTTGTGATCCTGCATGGACAGGCGGAGACGAAACAGTTATTTATCTTAGACAAGGGCTATTCACGAAAAAGCTCTTTGCGACTACTAAGAACGATAACGACATTGAAATAGCAGGTATATTAGCTAGATTCGAGGACGAATACAAGGCGGATGCGGTGTTTATTGATTTAGGCTATGGTACAGGAATCAAGAGCGCTGGTGACGCATGGGGCAGATCGTGGACATTGATTGCTTTTGGTGGGAAGCCAAATAGGCAAGATTGCAAAAATAAACGTGCTGAGATGTGGGCTAATATGAAAGATTGGCTGAAAGAAGGCGGGGTTATACCAGAGGATGACCAGACTTTAGCGGATGATTTAACGGGCCCTGAAACAGTACCTAATATTAGCGGGTTAATACAACTTGAAAGTAAAGAAGCTATGAAAAAGCGAGGTGTTCCCTCTCCTAATAGAGCGGATGCACTCGCTTTAACTTTTGCGCAATCTGTTGTAAGCAGAGAACAGGCGATAATAGAAGCACAATTTGATAATAGCCAAATGGTTTATGATCCGTTTGCCGGTATGTGAAGGGAGGTGAGACTATGCATAAGATTATAATGCAGTTACATGGTGGCGGAGGTGGCGGCAGTGTTGACCCGATCAAACAAAGCGCACCTGGAAGCACGGCTGCTGCCACGATTGATAACGCTACAGAGGGAGAGCGACAAAGCCTGTTTGAAAAGCTATCTAAAGCCCGTGGTAGGAATTATACAAACAAAACTGGTGGTCAGATTACTTCGGATAGTGTTAAGAAAATGTTGTTGGGAGAATGATTATGAACATCAAAGATATGCTGCTAGACAGCGATAGATTAAAGCGAAAACAACATACCATTTCCCAGCTATACACGTTACGCAGTCAATATGAGCCAACATGGAAAATGCTTAGCCGGTATATCAATCCAACACGAGGGCGATTTGAGGTGGATATTCAAAGCACAGAAGGTCATCGACGTGACGAGTATCTTATAGATCCTCATCCTCAAAAAGCTGTTGGTAAATGTGCGGCAGGCATTCACAGTGGGTTAACATCACCGTCAAGACCGTGGTTTGAGCTTGGTCTGCAAGACGAAGAAAAAGCTAATTATCATACAGTCAGAATGTGGCTCGATGACTGCCAGGAGATTATGAGCAGCATTTATTCTAAGAGCAATGCTTATAATATGCTGCAGCAGATTGAGGCAGAGATGGCCCAGTTCGGCACAGGCGCCTCTTTGATGTTGGAAGATTATAACTACGGCATATGGATGCGGCCTTATACCTGCGGGGAATATGCAGGCGGTGTAGATGCAAGAGGCAGGGTTTATGTATTTGCAAGGCGTTTTAGATTGAGTGCTGAGCAAATTGTAAAAGAATATGGGATAGATAATGTATCGGAAAGCGTGAAGTCGGCCTATAAAGAAGGAAATATAACGACATACTTTGACGTTGAAATGCTGATAGAGCGCAATGATGATTATGATCCTAATAAATTGGCTTTAGGTAATTTCCCGTGGCGCTCATATCACTATGAAAAAGGTGCAAACGATAAGTTTTTAAAGATATCCGGTTTTAGAGAATGCCCATTCCTTATGCCGCGCTGGACTTTGATTGCCAATAGTGTATATGGAGCAGGTCCAGGACATAATGCTTTAGGTGACTGTATGCAGTTACAGAAGATTGAAAAGAAAAAACTTAGAGCTATTGATAATGCAGCAGACCCTGCAATGGCGTTTCCTGCCTCAATGAAAAAGCTTAATAGAATGCCAGGAGGACTAAATTATTATCCTGATGGACTGGCGCAGCAGGCATATCCTCTCGTAGACCCAAGAGCAAAAGCGTATGAAGGGATCGGGGCTTTGTCCCAGGAAAAAAGGCAGTCAATATCTGAAACATTTTATAATGATTTGTTTATGATGATTGCATCTCAGGACGGACCTCAAATGACTGCGCGAGAAATTGCAGAGCGACATGAAGAAAAGCTTTTGATGCTGTCGCCGGTACTTGAGCAAATGCATAATGAAGTCCTGGAACCGATGACACTTCGTACTTTTGATATTTGTTTGAGGCATGGGTTATTTCCACCTATGCCAGAAGAAATTGATAAAAACGAATTAAAGGTGTCTTTTATTTCTATTCTTGCCCAAGCTCAGAAGATGGTTGAAATACCGGCTATTGAAAGGACTGTCGGATTTGTTGGCAATCTTGCTGCCGCTCAACCAGAAGTTTTAGATATTATCGATTTAGACGAAGCTGTTCGCGGCTTTGCTACTTCTACAGGAGTAAAAGAAAAGATTGTGCGTGATGAAAATGAGGTTGCGAATATTCGCAAACAACGTGCTCAGGCACAGCAAGAACAAATGCAAGCTGAGCAGATGGCTGCTGCAGCACCTGCTGTTCGAGATTATGCCGATGCAGCTAGATTGATGAGCGAAACTCCTGCTAATGGCGGCAATGCATTAGATCAACTGCTGGGAGGTGGGATTTAATGAGAACTAAAGAATCAAATATGCTTGCACAACAAGCGCTGGACGACTTGGACGCTATTATGCGGACCGAGAACGGACGGCGTTTTATTTATGCCATTTTGGAAAGCACAGAGGTCGAAACAGCGGTTTTTTCATCTGATCCATACTTCAATGCTTTCTTATCAGGTAAACGTGCTGTAGGTGTTGATTTATTAAAGAATATCCGGATGTTGAACGATGGACATTCTTTAGAAATGCTGATGCGTAATGAAGCGGAAAGCGCTAGACACCCTCCTGATTTAGAAGACGATGACCTTTTTAAAGTAGATAACGACATAGCGGAGGTAAGACATGAATAAGTTTACACAAGTATTCTTTGAAGCAGATGGTGCTGGTGGAGGCGGTGAACCTGCTCATTCCGGTGACCCGTTTGTAACAGAACCTGCTCCGGTAGCTGAACCGAGTGGAGATCCAACGCCGGCTGGTGATCTCGATCCTACGGCCCAACCTAAGAGTGTGTTTGATGAACCGGCTGTTGTTCCTGATAAATACGAATTTAAGCTTCAGGATGGGCTTGAGCTTACGCCGGAATTAGAAGCTGACTTTACAGCCATTGCTAAAGAGGCAAAGCTTACGCAGGAGCAGGCATCTAAATTAATTGATTTGCATAGCAAAGTCGTTTTAGACGTTATGCATAAGCAGGAGGAAATTGTAGACGGTTGGACTGCTGAATGCCAAAAGCAGGGGCTTATTTCTCGTGAGAACATTGCTGCCGCTAAATTGGCTGTTAATACCTTTGGCGGTAGTGAGGCTATGCAGGTACTTGTAAATACAGGTGTAGCAAATCATCCAGCGATACAAAAAATGCTACAAAACATTGGAGGCTTGCTTATGGAAGACCAACCGCCTGATGGGCAAGCGCCTAAAGCTAAGGAACCGACCGACGCCGATCTGTTTTTTACCGGCGCAGGGTTCAAATAAAAATATTAAGGAGTGGTAAATAATGCCAGATTTGACAGGTTTCGCAACCCTTCAAGACTTTGCTTCTCGTCAGGGGTTCGACAAAAAGTATCAAAGAATTATTGAACTGCAGACTAAAACTAATAAGATTTTAAAAATTATGCCGTTCAAAATGTGTAACTCTAAGGACTATGAAGAAGCAACCCTGCGTTACTCTTTACCAGAGGTAGCATGGAGAATGATCAACCGCGGTACTAAACCGAGTAAGTCTAAAACGAAACAGGTATCTTTTACATGCGGCGAGATGGAAGCACTGGCCGAAATTGATGAGAAGTTGGCACGTAAAAACAATATGCAGACTTCTTGGATAATGAGTGAGAATGCTGCATTTCTTGAAGCAATGAACCAAGAGATGGCTTCTACACTGTTCTATGGTGATGAAAAAATTAATCCTGCCGGCTTTACAGGTCTGGGTGCGTATTATTACAGTAAGACCAATCAAGATGAGATTTGGGCAGATCAAATCATTGACTGCGGCGGCACTGGTGATAATCTGACTTCTGTATGGTTTGTTGGTTTTGGCGAACAGCAGGTTTATGGATTGTTCCCTGAGGGAGATACTGCCGGTTTCACCCATGAATACCTGGGCAAACAGAAAGTAACAAATGATAAAGGTGAAACGTTCTTTGCTCATACAAGCAAGTATAACTGGTCTATGGGGCTTGCTGTAAAAGATCCTCGTTATGTTGTGCGTTTAGCTAACATTGATTTGACGGATCCTTCTACTACGAAGATCTTTGACAAAATGATTGAAGGTTATTATCAGATTGAAAATCCTGATAATGTTAATTTGCATATTTTCTGCAATAAGCAGTTTGAGGCGTTTATGGCTAAAGCTGCTCGTAATGACAAAAACACTATGCTTTCTATTGATACGGTTGAAGGAAAACCTGTTGTTAATTTCTGGGGCGTTCCGTTCCAGCGTTGTGCAGCTATTCTGAATACTGAATCTAAACTCGTTTAAAAGGGAGGAAATAATAATGGCACGTATTGATGCGCAATTATTACTGTCTGAAAATCAGGCCGTCACCGGTACTAGTGCAAACAGTAATGTTATTGATTTAGGTAGTACAGGTGGCTTTATGCATCCGCTGTACTTTGATGTAAAATTGACCACACCAATGACTGCTGGCAAGATCACCAAGGTAAAAGTACAATCTTCTGCTACGGAAGACTTTAGCAGTCCTGCCGATGAAGTAGAAGTAAGTGTACCAGATTCTTTGGTTCAAACTAGGGCTTGTACAGTGGCGCAATTCTTTTCTCCGATCAAATATGGCAACCGTTATATTAGATTGGTTTATACAGCAGAAGATGCTGCAGGCGGTAAAGTCTTTGCTTATATGACTGATGGCGTCCAGGTAACTTTATAATGGCTACTTATAAAGTAAAGCGTAATTGTTTTACTTTGGGTCGTATGTATAGGAGAGATGAAATTGTAACCCTTGCTGATAACATTAAAGTTCCGGAACACTTCGTGAAACTTAACGTGTCGGCTATAACAGCTCTCCATCATGATGATCCGCGTTATCTGCAATATGAAGCAATGAACTTTAATGATTTAAAAGAATTGGCCAAAGAACAGGGAATCAAAACAAGTCAGAAATCCAGGGAAACTATTATTAGTGAATTAGTGGCACTGGCTCAAGAATAAGAATAGCCGGGGGCATATGCCTCCGGCTTTCTCTATAACAGGTGGTGAAAGTATGGATAAAGTTGAGATTTGTAATATTGCTCTTAATCATATAGGCGTAGCTACAATAGAGCGGCTTGACGAAGCAAGCGAACCAGCACGAGTGTGCCGGCGTTGCTATGATTATGTCAGGCAGGCGGTTTTGAGAAAATTCCCGTGGACATTTGCAACAAGAAGCGTGCAGCTTGCCGCGCTTGCCGATGTTCCGCCTAACTGGAAATATGCATATCGGTATCCTGCTGATGCAGTGTGCTTGAGAATGATGTACAATGAGCAGTTCTGCGGACTTCCTAGAGACAATCAGTACAAAATTGTTTCTGATAAGCAGGGGAAAACTATTTATACAAACGTTGGTAATGCATGGATTGAATATACAGTAGATGTTACTGATGCAGATTTATATGACGCTCAATTTGTAGAAGCGTTTAGTTGGAAATTAGCAGCAGAGATTGCTTACGCGCTGACAGGTAAATTAGATTTGGCCCAAATGTGCATTCAGGCATACAATGCATATTTTTCGGAAGCAAGCGCAGCAGATGCGGATGAAGAGAATTTGCTGGACCCGCATGTCGATAGATTAGCGGCGGCAAGATTTACGGGGGCATAATTATGGCACTCTATCAATTAAAGTCAAGTTTTGCCGGCGGTGAATTGTCACCGTCAATGTATGGACGTACAGACATTGCTAAGTATGATAGCGGAGCTGCTACGTTAAGAAATTTCTTAGTTCTACGCTATGGTGGTGCTGCTAATAGACCCGGGTTTAAATTTATAGCGCAGACTTATAATAATAAAAAGGCTGTGCTAATACCATTTATGTATAGTACAGACCAAAATTATATTGTTGAAATTACTGCTGGCAGATGCCAGTTTTATACAGATGGTGGTATTGTTGTTAAAGAAGATGGCACACCATATAGCATAGAAAACTTTTTTGCTGATAAAGATTTAGAAGATGCTGCAAAAATAAAATATACACAGAGTGCTGACGTGCTTTTCATTGTT